CAGGGCTGCCAGCCGTCGAACGGGCAGAACAGGCCACCGTTCGGGCCCGAGACCAGTGGCTCACCGTCGTTCGGGCAGGCGGTGGGCAGCGCGTTGTGTTCGGCCGCCGCTTCCTCCCGAGCCTCGGTCACGATGGCCTGGTACTGCTCCCAGCTCATTCGCCCGTGACGCCCTTGCGGTTCTTGCCCTTGCGCTCGGCCTCGACCACCAGCTTCTTCTCCTCGTCCGAGCACTCGGCCAACAGGGCCTGCACATCGGCCACGCTGAGCTCGGACGGATCGAAGGGCGGTTCACCGGCAGCCGGTGCCTCGTCGCCGCCGGCCACCAGCCCGGACGGCTCTCCGTCGTCCCCGAGGTAGCTGTACCCGGACGAGGGATCGTCGTCCGGCGCATCACCGGCCAAGCGCTCGGCCGCCTGCGCCCGCACCCGATCGGTGTCCTCGGTGAATCCGGAGTCCCGCTCAGTAGAGCCGGTCGCGGTGTCGGTGATACCGCCGATCGAATGGCCGCCGAACCTGGTGATCTTGGGCATGGTCATCTCCTGTAGTTCGGTGCCCGGGTGCCGGGGGCACGATGTCAGTTTCAGCGCCCAGTAGACGCCGCACCCATCGTGCCCCCAGGCCTTACGGTCGGCCACTTAGACCGCCGTGACCGAGGCGCCGTTTTCCAGCGGCACGTAGGTCATCATCCAGCGGATCGAGCCGGTGGAGCTGGCCGCAGTGTTGACCCCGATCACGCCGATGTTGACGGCGATCGGGTTGCGCAGGTTGGACACGCCGCCGCCGGTGGACACCACCGTGGCGTCACCGGCCAGGCCGGTGATCCCGATCAGCGATCCGACGATGGCGCCGGTCAGGTCGACCGTGGCGGACAGGTCGTTGACCGTACCCGTGGTCGGGGTGGCCACGATCTTGGTCAGCGTGGCCTGCGCCTGGATGATGGTGGTGACGACACCGACGAACGAGGTCACCAGCACCGCCCCGCCGGCCACCGTGAACAGGCCTTTGGTGCTGACCCCGGTGATCGCCGCGGTGGCGCGGTTGACCTGCAGGCCCATCGTGATGGTGCGCAGCTGGTCACCCTGGATCAGAGCGGTCATATCAGGCCACCACCGAAATCAGGTTGGCCGGCTTGCGCTGCACCTCGAGGTCCCGCACGATCGCGTGGACGAGGCCGGCGCCGGTGCTGGTGAGCTTGACGTACCGGTAGGTATCGCTCAGCTCGGCCTGCTCGACCTCGACCACCATGCCGTTCTCGGCGGTCTGCGCCAGCGTCACCACGGTGCTGGCCGAGGCCTGGGTCTTGAGCGTCCAGGTCCCGCCGACGCCGTTGCTGACGTGGTAGCGGGTGATGGTGGCCAGCACCTGCGCACCCGTACCGGCGGCGTCCTTCGCCTCGGTCAGGGTGTACGTGTCGCCGGCTGCGCCCGCGAGGTAGCAGGAGAACGTGACGCCCTCCGCGTTGACCAGGCTGACGTACACACCGTCAGCGATGGCCACGGGGAGGATGAGCCTTCCCAGTGCTTCCATTTCAGATTTCCTCACCTTCGGCGTTGCGGCTACCCCGGGGTGCCAATGCCGGGACCGTGGCGCCCTGCCGACCCCGTATAGAGATCGGCAGGGCCAGGACTGCTAGCGGGCGGCCAGCTGGACGAACGGGCTCAGGGTCGGGCCCGAGTTGTTCGGGGTGATGGCCGACTGCAGCCACGGGCGCCCGTCAACCCGCTCGATGATGCGGTAGGCGGTCTGGTCGTTCTGGAACTTGAAGTGCGGGCTGGACATGGCGCTCATGACCTGGCGGTCGCCGATCAGGTAGTACCCGAAGTCGACGAACGAGATGTCACCCTGGGCGCCGAGCAGACCGGGGGCCTTCTCAGTGAAGATGACCGGCCGACCCAGGATGGTCATCGGCGGGCCGACAACGCCGTTGTTGAGCCAGATGGCCGATCCACCGGTACCGACCGACAGCGCCATGGTGGCCAGCTCAGGGAAGGCATCCGGGGTGACCAGCCAGACGGCCCGGTCGAGGCTGCCCGGCAGCATCCGGGCGTACATCTTGACGATGTTCTCCCAGGCGATGCTCGCGGCCGGCTGCCCGGCTTCCTTGGGCACCACGACGATGGCGCCGTTGCCGGTGGTGTTGAGCGCGCCGAGCGGCTCACCGACCCCGGTGCCCCGCAGGAACGCGATGTCCTCGTAGAAGGACAGCGCCTCGGGGAAGATCTGATCGATGAACGCCTGGAACGAGCCGATCGAGTCGGACAGCAGCTCGTTCGGAACCGTGGTGTAGGCGGTCAGCTTCTTCGCGTCCAGGATGATCCGGCCGAAGCTGGCCGAGCTGTCCGTGAGGGCAGCGCCCTCCTCGGTCCAGTAGCCGACGATACCGCCGTAGACCGAGCTGGCGTTGGAGGTGGAATCGATCGCAGGGAACGGAACCCGCAGGGTCTCCATCGGGATCACCCGGGCGCGCTGCCGGACGACACCGGTCTCCAGCGCCACCCGCAGGAGTTCCGAGCGCAGGGTCTCCGGGATGAGGAAACCGCCCTCACTCGGCACCGTGCTGGAGAACGCGTTGCGCAGACGGGTCAGCTTGTCCTGCACGCTGGCGGTGCGGTTGGTGTTGTGCCAGATCGTGGTGAAGAAATCCGACGCGTCCTTGAAATCCTTGTTGACCGCGGACCCCATGGCCTTGGGGTTGTGCAGGCCCGCCCGGGTGGCAGCGAGGGCCACCTGGCTGGTCTGTGCCACGTTGCCGACCGACAGGTCGAGGCGCTGGGGGCGGGCCACGTAACCGTCCGAGTCCGGATTGCCGGCCTGGTCCTTGAGCCAGTTGGCCAGAACGACCTGCACCTGCTCGGTCACCTGGTTCTGGACCGAGATGTCCTTGTCCAGGGTGGCTCGGGCGTAGTTCTTGATGAACTCTCCGAACATGGCCTGGCCCGGAGCGCCGCCGGCCAGCATGGCCTGAATCTTCGGCGAGTCACCGAGCAGGCTCTCCAGCTCGGCCGGGCTGGTCGGGATCGGCCCGATCTCGTCCAGCGTCGGCACCGGGCCGTTCTGCGGCCGACCGGCCTTGCGGATGTCGATGCCGAGCGCGGACAGCTTGGCCCGCTGGTACGGCTGAGTAACGGTGGGGTTCACGCGCGTGCCTTCCTGATCGCCTCGGTGAAGATCGAGGGGTCGAAACCGGCCACCGGGGCGGGGGCTGGCGTAGGTGGTTCGGATGCCGGGACGTCATTCGTCACCGTGGTAATGGCCGCCCGGAACAGGTCGGGGTTCCAGGCGATGACCGGAGGTTCGTATTCGGCGGCCACCGCGGTCAGGCCGGCCCGGAACGCCGCCGGATCCCAGGCGATGGCAACCGGTTCGGGCGCCGGATCCGGGACCGCCGTGATGAGGCCCTGCGGCTGGCCACTGCCGTCGCCGAGCAGTGCCAGGTCCGGAGCATGGGCGAAGTTGGACAGGTCCCAGCGAGCAGCCATGGCGTGTGCGTCCCGCTCGGTGGGCAGCGGCGCCACCTCGTCCGCCAGGCCGGCGGCCACCGCTTCCTCAGCGGTGTACCAGGTCTCGACGTCCATCACGGCCAGCCAGGACTTGGGCGTGCCGCCCGCGCGCTCGGAGTAGATCGAGGCAATGTTGGCCGTGGTGGAGTCGAGCAGATCCGCCATCTTGCGCAGGTCCTTGGCCTCACCCATGGCGAACCCGCTGGCGTTGTGGACCATCATCGTCGAATTGCGACCCATGATGATCTTGTTACCGGCCTGGGCGATCACCGAGGCGATCGAAGCCGCGAGCGCATCCACGGTGATGGTCACGTTGGCCGGGTGATCACGCAGTGAGTTCATGATGGCTATGCCGTCGAACACATCGCCACCGGGGGAGTTCAGGTGGACGTTGATCTGCGCCACGTTCATGGTGGACAGCTCGGACACCAGGTTCTGGGCGGTGATGCCCCAGCCCCCGATCTCGTCGTAGATCCACAGGTCAGCGGCATTCTGGCCGATGTTCTGCAGCTTGAACCACTGCTTGTCCGGCAGGGCGGTGGGCCGGACAGCGACCGGGGCCGGCCCGTTCCGGATCTTGATCTTGTGGCGACGGACGTTCTCCGGCTGCAGACTCAGAACGAAATCCTCGATCATTTGTCCCCCACCTGCTTCGGGCGCCACACGCCGATCACCTGTCCGCGGCATCTGTCCCTGCCCTCACAATCGATATACCCACCAGTAGGGTAGAGCCGGTTGACGTTGTCAATGATCGAGTTTCCCAGCCACTTGCCGTTGACCGCCTTGCAGGGTCCGCAGGTGTTTTTGTCCAACTGCTCGGACGCGTACCAGGCCGCGGTGGGCGCCGCCCGCAGGGTGTTCATCCGCCCCTGCCGCTGGGCCTGCGTCAGCGCACTGCCGATCATCGCCTTGGGCTGGGCATCGGTCAGGCCCTCCAGCTGCTGACGCACCCCGGTGGTGACCTCCTCAGGGGTGGCCGCCGGATTCCAGCGGCGCAGGGCCTCCCGGATGGCGGTCATGACCAGACCCATACCGAGCTGGCCGGCGATCACCTGGGCGATCGGGGACAGGCCATCAGCCCGAGGCGGGACCGGGGTGATCTCCACGTCCTGCTCGGCGGCCTCGTCCACCACGTGGCCGGCGGCGGCCGACCCGAGCGCAGTCATCGCCTGCAGGATCAGCGCGGTGGCCGCCGCGGTATCGACACTCAGTGTCAGCAGGTCGGTGACCGCCCCCGAGGAGACGATCCGCTCGACCTGCTCCATGATCTGCTGACGCTGGGCGCCGGTGATGTCCGGCCACTGCCCGAGGATGTGATCGAGTGCGCGCTGCCACTCGTCCTGGACCGGGGTGAGGTCCGGGTGGTCCTCGTCGGGCAGCTTGGAGGCAGCGCTCGGCGTCGGCCAGTGCTTGTGCCTGGTCGAGCGGTTCTTGGCCGCACCGGGCGGCGGCGGCGCATTCGGGTCCGGCGGCGCGTCGGTGGGCGGGACCGGGGGTGCCGGCGGGGGCGGCTC